CCAATGCTTCTCATCTGATTACTGGCCTTCAAATGGAAGGCACCAAAGTTATAGGAGAAGCCGAAATTCTTAACACCCCGTCTGGTAAGGTTTTACAAGAGCTATTAAGGGCAGGTGTGAAAATTGGGATTTCTTCTCGTGCGGTTGGAGGGTTAACTTTCAATGACGACGATGAATGCTACGAGGTAAATGATAACCTCAGAATGATTACCTGGGATATGGTGTCTGACCCTTCGTGTCAGGGAGCGTTTCCAGGTCTCATGGAAAATTCTCAGAATTTAAGTGAGCAAACTACCAGGGCAGTTGAAGAGGTTAAGCAACTGACCGCGGAGCGAGTTTATATTAAACGTTTGGAGCAATCTTTGCGCAAAAAATAAAAATTTTCTTAATTTAACCTAAATCTATTGTAAATAAGCATAGTAGGTAACCTATCCCATGACAAACAAAAACGACAAGTTGGCCACGCTTCTACCTGATGGTATTTCCGATGATGGTATTGAAGCAATTAATTCGCTTGTTGAGGGGATTGTAGAAGAGCGCGTTACTTCCGAAATTTCTGATTTAAACTCAAAAGTGTCTGGGTACCTTCGTCTAAAAATTGACGATCTTAAAGACCAAGCACGTAAGGAGTTAGAAGATTCGGATGAAGTTTATCGCGCCAAGAAAATCTATGAATCCCTCAAGGCGATCGTTTCGGAAGATATTGAATCTTCCGATTCTGAATCTGTAGTTTCGATCTACAAAGCAGAAAATGAAAAACTTCAGAACACTGTTGATGAGCTTAACAATAAGCTTACATCCGTGATGACTGAAAATACTACCCTTGAAGGAGCGGTAGAAAATTTGAGAGAGGATGTAACTTCTCTCTCCGAAATCCAGAAGAAACCCTTTAAATCTTCGGAGAAAGCGCTCGTTATTACCAACGAGGCTAGTAACGAGGCCGGTGTCAGCAATTCGGTTGGCAACTCATTCCTCACTGAAGACGTACTACGTCTGTCACAATCATTACAAAATAATTAAATCACTATGCTATCAAAAGATACTAACACTGCTCTGACTGATAAGTGGGCTCCTATTTTGGAAGGGATTAATGACGCCCATACCCGTGAGTGCACCGCTGTTCTGCTTGAGAACCAGGCTCGCCACGTTCTTGCTGAGCAGTCCAAATCTGGTCTTCTCGAGGAAGCATCAACTACGGTTGGTCAATTGGGCACCTTTCAAAAATTTGCATTCCCACTCGTCCGTCGAGTTTTCCCCGAACTAATCGCCAATAAGGTGGTTGGTGTTCAGCCTATGCAAGGTCCTGTTTCTCAGGTCTTCTACCTGGGCTTTGACCGCACGAATGACGCTGGTTCTCAGGGCGTTTATGGCAAATACTTGCTGACCTACCGAGGTTTGACTGCTGATCCTCTCGATGCTTCCGGTATGGAAGTCTCGCTTGACGCATCTACCATTGGATGGGATTTCTCAAGTAATACCCCTGGTGCCGTTGCAGATACTCCAGGACAACACGCCTTCTCGGCTACTCTTGGTGGAGGAAAAGGCACCGTCCTTGACCCCGAACACATGAAAGCACAGCTTGAGAGTACCTCTTCTGTGGGTGCTCAAATTGCTTCCTTCCCAGGTGCTAGACTGTCTCAGTTTAACACCTCTGCGGGTGAAGCACTTACAGGCGCTGAAATTCCTGATATTAGCTTTCATATCGAGCAACAGGCTGTGATTGCACGTACTCGTAAGTTCCGCGCACTGTGGACTATCGAAGCCGCGCAAGACCTTCGGGCTTATCACAACCTTGATCTTGAGCGTGAGCTCACTGATCTTCTCGGTAAAGAGGTTGCGTTGGAAATCGACCGTGAGATTCTGGAAGACCTCCGGATGATCGCTTATGATGTTAATTCGGACTACCAGGCACACCTAGGTTTCAGCCGTTCTGGTTTGGACTTAGGTAACCCTAACAGGTTCCCAACCGACCACGATTGGACACCTAACGAGTTTAACTATAATATGGGCGATCACCTGTTCTCTGATGCTGCCAATGCAGCTGGAAATGCGTATGATGGTGGTACTTCCAAGACCAACTTTGGTCCTGGTTCTAATCAAAACGTATACTTTGTGGATTTCGCTAGTTCTGCACTTAACTTGACTCCTCGTCACGTTGGTGAAGTCTATTCGAACCTGCTTGCCGCGGTTAACTTCGCTGCTCAGGACATCTACAAGACTACGTACCGTGGTGCTGGTAACTACATTATCACTTCTCCGTTGGTTGCTGCTATGCTGCAATCCGCTGCGAAGCTTGAGGGTGGCATTGAAGCTGCCGAAGCCGGTACTTTAGGCGCTCAAATCCTTTATAAAGGTAAGTGGGCTGGCATGTACGATGTATATGTCGATCCCCTCTGGCCTGAGGATGAGATTCTTGTTGGTTACAAAGGCGGAAGCCCCATGGAAGGTGGATATGTGTACGCTCCGTACATCCCCATCCAGATGCTCCCAACCATTGTTGACCCTGCCAACTTCCAACCCAGGAAGGGTTTGATCACTCGTTATGGCAAGGCTGTTATTACGCCTGCGTCACGCTGGTACCGCATTATCCGACTCGTCGGTGCGGACACCCGCTTCTTGACTCAGCCATTCCAGAGAATCAGTAACAATTACAACGATTCTGGTATTCGCGAGTAATCTTTAAATAAGATTCTATAAAGAAGGGAGCTTTTTAGCTCCCTTCTTTCGTATATACTTAAAGGGAGGAATCCAATGATTTACACAAATATCACACTTACCGGGATATATGTCCAAGTTCCAGGCCACGGCCACGCGTTTTGCGCTCCGGGGAAGCAGGTTAAAATTGACGGCCATGTCAACGTTCCAGGGTTAGTTCCCGAGTTTGTAAAAACTCCGGCAAAAAAGAAAGCTATAATAACGCCACAACCAACCATAGTGGCAGAAAAATCTAAAGATAATGGGAACGTACGTACCGGAGACTAGTTTCGGTAACACGTTTACCACAGCTTTTGGGCTTGGTAATGATGTTAGTGCCGTTACTACTTTAGGGGAGATTGATTATGAAACCCTTAACAGGAGACGGTTTTCTGACACCGTCCAGTTCACCAATTTTTACAAAAGCATAAAGGATTTTGTCATGTCTAGGTTAGGTTCTCCCGTTATTAGGGTTGAACTAACGGACTACCAGGTTCTAACGGCGATAGATGAGGCAGTATCCAAACTAGATTATCATGCTCCGAATTGGTGTACCAATTATATGACCTTTATTACGAAGCCGGGGGAGAATGTATACAGGCTTCCGAGGTTCGTAATGAACAATCTGCAGTATGTGGTATATAAGAAATCTTTGTTATCCGTCCAAGCCCACGAAGATACACTAGAGTTTGATTTCTTTGTGAAATATTTTCAAGATAATTTTCTGTTTAAGGATTTTTCTATAGCAGATTTCTTGCTTATGACCATGCACCTGGAGCAGATTAGAAAGATCCTCTCAAGGGATGGAACATTTGAGGTTGTTGATAATCAGAATTTATTCATATACCCAAAACCACTCATGCCGGAGGAAGTTATCGTCCAATTTAGAAGTTTGAATAGTGATACATTACATCCGTATTTCCTTAATTGGGTGCAAAAGTTTTCCACCGCCATTTCTAAAGTAATTTTGGGTGGTATTAGAGGGAAATACGATACCCTGCCTTCTCCTGGAGGAGGCGCTAGGCTTAATGGAGCGGCTTTAACCAGTGAAGGAAATGCGGAACAAGATAAACTTATTGAAGATCTCCTTACAGAGATAGAAGAACCGCCAGCCTTTACTGTTTTCTAGTGCCGCGTAAAAAACACTCTAAAGGTCTGTTCAGCCTCCCTGAGGAGAATTTAGTAGATTTCTCTGACATGAGAGGTTATGATGACGATTCCTTATTAGATATTTTTGACACTGATAACCCAGACGTTGCTCTGCTGGATGCTGTAGACGGTGAGCTGGTTTCCATAGGGGGTATTGATGTTTCCATTTACAAATGGCATGGAAGCAGTAGGGTGGATGAGCTGTACGACGAAGAGCGTATTCGGCTGCTGTCCCCTAAACCAGTAATTGTTCGTGGGGTTTTTGACCTGGAACCTATTCAGGAGGGTCTTTCTGAATTCGGTTTGGAGCTATCCCATGATAACTTGTTTATTTTCAACAGAAGCGCTATTAGAAAATTATTAGGTAGATCACCAGTACCTGGAGATTTATTAAGACCAGCCTTTTCCAACATCATGTATGAGGTGTATGAAGTCCAGGAGACTGATTTTGAGATATACGGCGTATATCATTTGGCGGTCTCAACTAAAGTGTGGAGGGACACTGATACCTTTAGGAAGCTGCGCCAAACATCGGACATAGACGATCACCTTTTAGAACTAGAAGGTATGCCTATGATAGAGCAGACGTTGCGTTTGATGATGTCTGATGGATACCAACATTTGGTTGATGTTCGGTATGTAGATGATACTCTTTACAATATTCGATTGGGTATAGGGGACGGAAGCCATGCACTGCTTGACCCTTCGAGTCTAAGTAAGCCTGTTATGTTTGTCCCTCACGGAGGTCCGTCGCAAAGAAGAGGTACAGTACATAAGTCTAGAATATGGGCTGAACGAGGGTTTTTTACAATATCTATGGACATTAGGGGGAGGGGGGAATCTCAAGCGGATCTCAATTCTGCTTTCGCGTATGGAAGAGTTTTGGAGGATGGTTTGAGGCATAGATTAGATACCCACGAATTCATACATCTGTTGCGCAATCAGGATTATCGTATCTTTGTAAGGTATGACAAACCAGCAGACGGTATACCATTCGAAAATATTATTACT